AAGAAGCTTTACGTAAAGCTGAAGAAGAAGCTGCTAAGAAAGCTGCTGAAGATAAAGCTAAAGAAGAAGCTAAAGCTGCAGTTGCTCCTGCAAAAGAAGAAGAAATCGTTGAAAACGCTGAAGAAAAAGTTTCTGAAGCTAAAAAAGCAACAAAAGAAAAAAAATAAGACACATATAGCTCCCATAGGATCTTTGAATCCTATGGGAGATATTTATCATACTTTTCTTTTTTTACCATAGATTCTTACATGAATGAATCTATGTAGGTATTGAGCATAATTTCCAAGTAAGAATATGGTTACTAGTTTAGCAAGGTTACCTAATACCATTACTGTAGTTGCAGTATTGATATTTTGAGTAGCATTCATTGTTAACCAATATGACCATCTTACCATAAAATGTGGATCTATAACAGATCCAATAATGATTACCATCGTAAGTAATAATACTAGATAGTATATCACTAACGTTGGTCGGAATTGTGATTCCAATTTCTTAATTTCTTTAATTGTGAATAGCATGATATAACCTCCTTACTATAAATCTTATATCACTATATCACGTTTATAATATATTATTCTAGAGGTATTTATGAAGATCTATTATCAAATGTCTACTCGAAATACTAGCTTCATAAGGATGCATCAGTATTTAAAAGCCATTGGGATAAAGAATAATAAATTCATGCTGGCACTTCTAGATCCAGATCTTGCTGGTATAGATCCACATGATCCAAATTTAAGTGCATACTACAAAGGTAAAGTATTAGCCGAATGTATGGTAAACTTCTGGTACTTTGCTCGTGAAGTAGTACGTGTACCAGACCAAGGTGGTAGCGGTAAAGGTATTCCATTAGAGCTACACCGTGGTAATATGGCATTATTCTTCTGCTCTATTTATAATATGAATATATTCTTAGAGCTCCCTCGTCAGCATGGTAAAACACTATCAGCAGACGTTAGATATTTACACTTATTTAACTTTGGTACATCTAACTCTACTATTGCATTTATGCATAAAGCATTAGATGGTTCCAAAGATAACTTACAAACTCTTAAAAACTTACGTGAGTGTTTACCTCCATATCTACGTATGGATCAAACATTCTCTCGTGATGGTAAAAATGCTAAAGTCTCTGATACAGTATTGAGACTTGAGCATGCTGTTAACCGAAATAAGATTATCACTGTAGCTTCTGCTCGTAATAAGACAGCAGCACAAAACACTCTTCGTGGTAAATCTATTCCGTTACTCTGGGGTGACGAATGGGGATTTGCACCATATAATGAAATCATCTATCTTAATACAGTTCCTGCATTCAAGAGAGCTGCCGATAATGCTAGAGCTAATGGTGCACCATACGGTATCCTATTCACTACAACACCAGGGTTCTTAACTTCCTCTGAAGGTATCTTTGCATACCAAATGAAAGAAGATGCAGTTCCATTCTCTGAATTCTGGTATGATAAATCATATCAGCAGATTATGGATATAATGAATTCTAATACTAAGTCTACTTTCGTATATATCAAGTTCAGTTATGCTCAACTTGGTAAATCTGAAGATTGGTTTAGAGAAATCTGTAGAACTATGAATAACCGTTGGGAAGACATCCGTCGTGAAGTACTTCTTGAATGGTCTCAAGGTTCTGATAATTCACCATTTACCTTAGATGAATTAGAAACCGTATCTCGTTTAACTAAAGATCCTGATAGTACTATTGAAGTACTAGGCGGTAAATTCCAAGTTAACTTATATGGTAAGATTGACTATGGTAGAAATGGTAAACCTATAGATCCTCCAATAATGGGGGTTGACGTATCTGGTGGTTATAGACGAGATAGCTCTGCTATTACTATTATTGATAGTAAGACTACTAAAGTTATCGGTACGTTTAAATGTAACTATATTAGCCAGATTGAGCTAGCTAAGATTATAGTTGAGTTAACCCAAAAGTATATGCCAAACGTTGTAATAAACGTGGAAAGAAATGGTGGATTTGGCGCCTCCGTTATAGCTTTACTTAAGAAGGCAGGTATCTCTAAGAACTTATACTTCGAGCATAAAGAAAAGATACTAGAAGAACGTTTTGAAGGTCCTGGGGCAATTAAGAAGACTAAGGCTTTAGTTAAAGTATTTGGTCTTGATTCAACTAAGAATGTACGTGAACTCTTAATGGAAATATTAAGAGAGCGTATGGATAATCATAAAGATAAGTTTGTTACTAAACAACTTTATGATGAATTTATTGGTTTAGAAGTTAAACGTAATGGTAAGATTGAGCACTCTGCTAATACTCATGACGATTTAACTTTCTCTTATCTCATGGCATTATATGTATGGTATGAAGGTAAGAATCTTAAAGAAAACTTCGGTATTACAAAGCAAGGTATCAAGACTGATAATGATGTTGATGATGTAGTATTCGATGTTGGAACAGAGACTGTTGAGATCTATGATGAAATTCATCAAGTTCAACAGGAAATGAATAAAGATAATCCTGAAGAGATTACTCCGATGGATAAATATAAAGCCATGATTAAAGCTCATGGTATTACTTATCAAGAATGGGAGAAAGCTGAACGAGCTAAAGAAGATGCAGCTCTTAAAGAAGCATTTAGAAATCCTGAATTCTTGAAAGCTTATGCTTATAAATATAATATGACTAAAGATGCAATAGATCAGATCCGTAATGAGACTGAAGGAGAATTAGATCCATCAGCATTTACATCTATCTATAGTTTAGATGATCCAAATGTCAAGAGTCATATATCTGGTAACCTTGCAAAATTTTATGATAAAGTTTAAAAATTATTTATCTAGTTACAATATAGTAAATTTATACAAATCTATTTTTGTAAGGAGGAGCTATGTTCGGATATAGTACAGCAAGTGGCTATGAGTTAGCCAATGAGCATCAGTTATCTGAAATCTTAGCAAATTTTAGTAGTGATTATATTTATGATGTGATCTCTGATCAGATCAGTAAACGTTACGAGTTTGCTATTATACCAAAACCTAATATTGTAAACACATTTAAATCTAACTTTGATAATATCCGTGCAAACTTCCCAATGGATGTCGAAAATACTAATGCAGTAGAAGGAGACACATATCGGAATATCATTGATATTATCTGTAATTCTTGTAATATGTCATTCGATACTATGACGGATGATAATATTTATCTTGCTGCAGCTACACTATATGACTTCTTAGTCTGTAGCTTCAATAAGCATATGGTTGATTTCGTTATCGGATTGATCGTTAGAGAACAAGATTCCATCTATGCTGCTTTAGAGTTAGAAGAATCTAAAAAGAATAAAGATAGTTCTACTATCTATAATCGTAAGACTATGGAGAATACTAAGTTAGCAGTTATTAATGCTAACTTACCACAAGTACTACAATATGTAGCTACATTAGAGATCAATATGATTGATCTTCTTCAAAGTTGCTATCAACAACCTATGGTTGATTTGATTGTAAGTAACTTTGGAGAGAATGTAAATATCTATAATGATTTCATGAGAGTTATTTTATCTAATGAAAATTTCTTACCTGAATATATTACTGAGATACGTCTACGTATTCAAGGGTTAGGTTAATCATGGAAAAGAAAGAAATTACTATTACTAGAGACTTCACTAGACCTACATATCGTCCTAGTGAAGATATTGATGAATCAAATATGACAGAAGCTACAGCTTTTGATCATGATATAATTTTAGAAGAAGATGAGGAGAATTCTAATGACAACTGCTAAAGAAGACATTAAATTTGTAAAAAACTTGGCTAAAGATGCTGAGGGTTTAACTGAAACTGAAATCAATGAATTGGAAACTGTATCTGAAGAAGATATGGCTAAATTCCCTGAAGGTGAAACTATTCAACCAATCGCCCCAGAGACTATTCCTACTGTAGAAGAAATCGAAAAGATGGAAAAAGTAGAAGTATTACCTGAGGAGGATAAGGCTGAAGCCGACTTTCCCTCCAACGAAACAACAGTTGAGAGCGGACATGAAGGAAACGCTTCTAAAGTTAAAATCTCAAGCAGAGTTGTTAGCACCGATGGAAATTCCGAAGATGTCGAAAGTCCTATCGATAGTAAAGAATTGGAAGAAATCCTAAATAAATTCGATACTATTGATATTACTGTAGAAGATGTTAAAGCTCAACAAGCTGAGTCTGAAGATTTTAAAGATATTGAGTTGTCTGATGAAGTATATCAAGATATTATTCATACATATGCTTCTCTTCAAAATGATCCACAATCTGATATCTTAATGATTTTAGGACCTCAAGCTAAACAAGAGCTTTTAGTTCAAGCTAATAAACTTGGTGTCAATACTAATGATGCTACAATCTATAAATTCTTCATTGAAGGTTTCATTCGTGAAATCTGCGGTAATGCATTTATGGATAAAGGTCGTGACTTAGTTAATGATGCAGTTAAAAAAGTTAACGAACTTGAAGAAACTAAGGAAGTATCTAAACTATTAGAAGACTACATTGCAGAAACTTATGAAAATCGTATTACTGAAATGAATCGTATTATGGATTCTACAGATAATCAAGAAGTTCATGAGCACTGTATCAATGTATTGAATGCTAATAATGATGCTAAAGAATATGATTTCTTATATAAAGCATTGAATGATAAACCATCTTACCTCAACGTAGGTAAAGCATTCAAACATCAACAACGTAACGTTGATGCTATCCATAATGCATTGGTACGTCTTAATATTAAGAATATCAATGTAGGTGTATTTATGGATTCTATCTCTGAATTCACTTCTTTCGAAGTTGAATCCATTAATATCTTCTCCATCTTAATGGAACTTCTTGTAGTTACAACTAACTTCAGTGATAAAATTCAAATGATGCGTCTATATACAATGATGCTTCTATTAAGTGGTGCTCTTCATTCTATGAAGACTAAGAAAGAAGTATCTGGTATCTTCCAAGAAGTAGCATTTAACTATCAACGTTTATGCTCTACAATCTCCACTGGTTTTAAAGCTTATGAAAATGGTCTAAAAGCAAAAGCCGCAGAACCTAAAGCTCCTAAAACTAAAAAACGTAGAAAATAATTATAGACATATGAATAATGGTTTACCCCAATGGTGAAAAACCATTGGGGTCATTATTTTATAATTCTATTTTTTCTAAAAGGAGAAAGTATTATGCCTGATAATGAAGTACTTGGTAATACTGCTACTCAGCCTACTACTGCAGCAGATTCTGCTCCTGTAAATAAGATTGATGGTGTATTCCGAGAAGATGCTGATAAAAAGGGTACTGGTACTGTCACATATACAGATGGTACAGTTTTAAACTTTGTTCGCAATGCTTTTGATCATACTGATGAAACAGTTAAAAAAGTATTGAAAACCGACAAATACAAATACGTATCCCCATTCGATGTAGCTAAAGCTCAAGGTAAAACATTAGATGAACGTTGCTACGTTCCTGGTAAATTAGGTGGCTTAATGGAATCTGAAGTTCAAGAAACTGCAGTTGCTATTAAAATCACTTATGGTCCAACTGAAAACGTTGAAGTAGAAGATCGTCGTGCTACTGCAATTGAAGTATTAGTTGATGATGAAGGTAACCTTCATGGTGATGCTGAAGACTACAATTCTCTTAAAGGTTCTGGCTACTATATAGTACAACGCCCTGAAGATGTAATTGCTGAGCATCCTGAAATCGTTAAAGAATACCAAGCAGCAGTTACCCGTTTAACTAAAACTCAAATCAAAGAAGCTAAAATCGATAAAGAAGGTTTTATCGAAATCGTTTACTCTGATGATGCTGTAGTTAAATTTGATAAAGCTGGTAAAATGGTTTCTGATGGTCGTTCCGCAGAACCAGAAAAACCTTATGAAGACTTCTCTGATGTATTGAAAGCTAAAATCCTTGAATCTGTTGATAAGAAAACTACAGATGAAAATGGTAAAGAAGTTGAAAATACTAATAAGATTGCTATTACTGAATCTAAAGAAGTTGGTTCTCATAAATTCACATTCAACTTTGCTGATGGTTCTACTGTAATTGCATTAGATGGTCGTATCATCTCTGATACTCGTACATTCGGTCGTAAATATCAATCTGTATATACAGAAATGATTTACAAATACACTGAACTTCTTGATGTAGCTACTGACTACTTCCATGAAGATCCAGAATTGACTGAATCTGAACAACGCCAAATGGCAGCTCGTAAGATTATGAACTTACCTAAAAACTTGCTTGAAAAATACACTGCTAACCGTGCTATGAAACAAGCTCGTGTAGGTCATTCTCTTAACTCTGCTAACTCCCTTGGTGTTAAAACATCTACTGACCGTATTATTGAAGCTCTTATGGCTCAAAAATGGTCTCCAAACAATAAATAAAAATATCTAGAGGAAGGTCTTAATGACCTTCCTCAATATTTTTCAACATTATGGTAATTTAATATAATATTTTTATAAATGGAGGTAACTAAATGGCAATTGATAATGTAATTGACCCTACCAATTGTAACCCTTATTCTACCGCTAGCGGTGATAATAAACGTGCTTGTCCTAAAGCTAATATGGTTGACATTAAAGCTGAGATTCGCCGTTCCTTATTAATCTCTTTCGTATTCTCTAATCCAGATGATAACTATAAAGTTCTTCTTTCTGAAGGTGCTAAAGAAATCTGGGAAATCGATTATGTAAAAGATGGCGAATTGAAACGTGCTGCTGGTAAAGTACGTAACTTCGAGTATTGGACTAATAAACACATTGGTCTTTCTACTTACTCCGCTAATGGCGTAATTCAACGTGATGAAAAAATCGTTGTTAAATTTGATGCATCTATTGACTTCAAAAACCAACTTCTTTCCATTGACGTTCGTAACATCCGTGGTTTGAAGCCAGCTGGTGTAATCGAAGATTCTGAATTGAGTCAAGATTCTGCAGCTAACTTCATTAAAGTATCTAAGAATGCTTACAACTTCCTTAAAGTTGCATACCCTAAAGAATATGCTACATTAACTAAGTTAGATAATAACTTAAATACTGATGATACTGAATACACAGACTACATGTTTGATGGTGCTTTGGCATTGAATGAATTAGCTCCATTGAACTTGGCTAAAGTTAAATCTGCAAACTACATGTTTAGAGATAACCAAAACTTGACTCAAGTTCAGTTGACTACATCTGAAAACTTAGCATCTGCAAAAGGTATGTTTGAAGGTTGTTCCAAATTGGAACAAGTTGAAATCAAGACTCCTGGTTTACAAAATGCTGAAGCTATGTTTAAAGGCTGTCAATCTTTGAAAGCATTGAAATTGAATGTAGGCTCTTTGACTACAACAAAAGATATGTTTAAAGATGCTACTGCATTAAGCACACTTCGTTTATCTGGTAAATTGAATACTGGTCTTGATTTGACTAACTGCCCATTAGATGAAGATTCTATTACATCTGTATTGGCTGCTATGAGCGACAATGGTCCAGATGAAGATAAACAAGTTCGTTTCAGAGGCTCTACAGTTGCTGGTAACCTTAAAGCTATCGCTGATGGTGCAGCTCGTGCTGGTTGGGTAATTTCTGGTCTTACTTATACTGCAACTGCAGAAGATAAGCATGATGACAAATTAGGTAAAGATATCGTTAATGCATATGAAAACGGTAAAACAGAGGAGCCTAAACATGATGAAGCTCAACCTAATAAACCTGAAGAAACTCATACTGAACAACCTGCAAATCCTACTACTGGTGAAGAAACTCATACTGAAACACCTTCTACTGGTACAACCGAAGGTGAAAATTCCGCCGTAACTCCAGCTAACCCTACTACAGGTACTGAAGGTACTCCAGCTGTGAATACTGGTTCTGAAACTCACACAGAAACACCTTCCACTGGTACAACTGAACAACCATCTACTGGTGAAACTGCTCATACAGAAACTCCAGCTAATCCTACTACAGGTAATACTGAAACAGGTACTCCAGCTGTTAACACAGGTTCTGAAACAGCTCAACCAGCTGCTCCTACTACAGGCGAAGAAACCCACACTGAAACTCCTGCAAATCCTACTACTGGTACTGAAGGCACTCCAGCTGTGAATACTGGTTCTGAAACTGCTCAACCAGCTGCTCCTACTACAGGTGAAACTCATACTGAAACACCTGCAAATCCTCAACCATCTACTGGTAATACTGAACACCATGAAGATGAAGAATTAGATCCTAACTTCATGGTTGATGCATATAATGGTGCTACTGGTGAAAATAAACCTAAACCAGCAGATCAAACAGGTAATACTCCAGCTGCTCCAGCAACTGGTACTACTGAACAACCTGCAGCTCCTGTAGTAAATCAACCTACTACTGGTGAAACTCATACAGAAGTTCCAGCTCCTGCTGTAACTACTGGTACTGAAACAGCTCAACCAGCTGCTCCTACTACCGGTACAGAAACTGCACCTGTAACTAATGAAGAAACTCATACTGATTCCCCAGCTCCAGCTGTTGGTACTACTGAAGAAACTCATACAGAAGCTTCTGCTGTAACTACTGGTACTGAAGGTGCTCCTGCAGTTCAACCTGCCACTGGTGAAGAAACTCATACTGAACAACCTGCAGCTCCTGTGGCTAATGAAGAAACTCACACTGAAGTTCCATCTACTGGCTCTACTGAAGAAGCTCATACTGAATCTCCAGCTCCTGCTGTTACTACTGGTTCCGAAACTGCACAACCTGCGGCTAGTGAAGAAACTCACACTGAGTCCCCTGCAGTAAATACTGGTTCTGAAACTACATCTGCTCCTGCAGTTACTGGTACAACTGAACAACCAGCTGCTCCTGTATCTACTGAAGGTACTCCAGCTGTAACAACTGGTACTGAAACTGCACCTGTAGCAAGTGAAGAAACTCATTCTGAAACTCCTGTAGTAAACACTGGTTCTGAAACTCATACTGAGTCCCCAGCTGCTCCTGTAGCAAGTGAAGAAACTCACACTGAAGGTACTCCTGCAGTAACTACTGGTACTGAAACACATACAGAAACTGCTCCTGTAGCTAGTGAAGAAACTCATACTGAAGCTCCTTCCACTGGTACTACTGAAGAATCTACAGTAACTACTGGTTCCGAAACAGCTCAACCTGCAGCTCCTGTAGCTACTACTGAGGAAACTCATACAGAATCTCCTGCAGTAACAACTGGTTCTGAAACACATACAGAAACTGCTCC